CTAGCTCAGGTACCAAAGACAACCCTGCCTCATGGACGTGAGTGCCGTGAGCTATTCACAGTGCCTGACGGTTGGTTCCTCACTGGTAGTGACCTCAGTGGTCTCGAGCTTCGATGTCTTGCTCATTACCTCAACGATGGTGGCGAGTATGCACAACAGATCCTCGATGGTGACATCCATACCCACAATCAGAAAGCTGCTGGGTTGGACACCAGGGACCAAGCAAAGACCTTTATTTATGCCACCATGTACGGTGGTGGTGATCAGCTGATTGGTAAGATTGCTGGTGGTGGTGTGAAGCTTGGAAAACAGCTCAAGGAGAACTTCAACAAAAACATCCCAGCCTTTGGTCTTCTTCTAAAGAGACTGAAGGCAGCACACAAAGCTCGAGGTCATCTTATTGGTCTCGACGGTCGGAAACTGTTCATAAGGTCAGAACACAAGTTGCTCTCGCAACTCCTGCAATCTTGCGGAGCAATCATTTGCTCCAAATGGGTGCAGCTGGCCTATCACGAAATCCGCAGGCAGTTTCCTGACGACGCATACATCGTTGGTTGGATACATGACGAGATCCAGGTTGCCTGTCGCACCCAGGAGATCGCTGAGAATGTCGGTCATATCTCTCGACGAATGGCGCAAGAAGCAGGCCGCCATTTCAAAGTTAAAATCCCCATTACCTCAGAATATTCCGTGGCACGAACTTGGGCTGACACCCACTGAAATCACGGAACAATTAGAGGCAATCGTCACGCTCTACATCGTCTTAGATCGAGCTTGGCGTAACCCCTTTACAACCTCAAGCCAGTTCGCACGTCAGGGTGCTTTCTATGTCGCTATAGCGGCATCAGAAGGCCTTATCTCGACCAATTGTGGCGAGGATGTCTGGGGGAACAAATGGCTCATTACAGAAATCGGAATGGAAACCAAAGGAGAGCTGGATGCCATCCTTCAGCAAGTACTTGCCCAAGCCAGAGGAGAGTACAGTCCTGTTAATTGACGGTGACTTGTATGCCTATCGAGCTTGTGCCGCAGCCGAGGAAGAGATCGACTGGGGCGACGATGTATGGTCCCTGGCGACCGACCTAAGGCAAGCTAAAGAGATCTTCGAGGAGTTCATAAAGAACACCTGCGATCATCTCCGAGTAGACACTTACGTCGTCTGTCTTTCTGACAGTGGTAACTTTAGAAAGGCTATCGACCCAAGCTACAAGGGTGGACGTAAGAAGCTCAGGAAGCCAGTTGGGTACGCTGAATTCCTCAAGTGGATCGAAGATACCTATTGGTGGTTCAGAGAACCACTGCTCGAGGCTGACGACCTATTAGGCATCATCAGCACGGCGCCTGGTCATAAGACCATCATGGTATCTGACGACAAGGATCTTAGGTCAGTCCCAGGCAAGCTTTATCGTCCTATGAGTGAAGAGCTGGTCACTATCAGCCAAGCTGATGCTGACAAGTGGTTCTACACTCAGACGCTGACTGGTGATGTGACTGATGGGTACGCTGGTTGTCCTACAGTTGGCGCCAAGACTGCTGAGAAGCTCCTGGATAAATCACCAACCTGGAACACGGTAGTCAACGCCTACCAGAAGCAGAAGCTGGGTGCTGACCATGCGGTTCAGCAGGCACGTCTAGCTCGGATCTTAAGATACCAGGACTGGGATGCTGAGGCAGGCTCTGTGAAGCTCTGGGAGCCTGGTCATGCCTAATAAGAAAGACCACCAGGACAATATCGTGGTGCGTCCATCGCATTACACCAGGTGGGCCGTCGAACCGATCGTTTTCATCATGCAAAACGGTATGGAATTCTGGCGCGGCAACATCATCAAGTACGTCAGTCGTGCTGGCCTCAAGCAGTACGAGGGCCAGGACTGGACACAATCTGAAATCACCGACCTCCAAAAAGCAATTCGCTACTGCGAGATGCGGATCAATCTATTAAAAGGAAAAGAACCGAATGATGTTTAGTAACTCAGCTGGCCATTACGGGCCGACGATCCGTATCTCTGAAGAGATCCACGCCATGAAGTACCGTGGAGACGGGGAGAGCTTCAAGCAGGCTATGGCTCGGGTAGCGGATGCATTGAAAGACAGTGAACCACACTACCGAGCATTCAAAGAGATCCTGTATAACCAAAGGTTCTTACCAGCTGGTCGAGTACAGTCGGCCATGGGTTCTCCACGTAAGGTCACACCATACAACTGCTTCGTGTCGAGAACCATCGATGACAGTATGTCAGGCATCATGGATGCAGCTAAACAAGCAGCACGAACCATGCAGCTGGGCGGTGGTATTGGGTATGACTTCAGTACACTACGCCCTCGAGGCTCCCTCATTAAATCGCTGGAAAGCAAGTCCTCAGGCCCTATCAGCTTCATGGGTATCTTCGATGCTGTTTGTCAGACTATAGCGTCTGCTGGTCACCGGAGAGGCGCCCAGATGGGTGTTCTGCGGGTGGATCATCCAGACATCGAAGAGTTCGTCACTGCGAAGAACAATAGCACTGAGCTGACCGGGTTTAACATCAGTGTCGGTGTCACCGATAAGTTCATGCAGGCAGTGAAGACTGGTAGTGACTTCGACCTGGTGTTCGAAGACAAAGTCTATAAGACAGTAGACGCTCGAGCCCTATGGGATCAGATCATGAGGTCGACATGGGACTGGGCTGAACCTGGTATCCTATTCATTGATCGCATCAACAAGAAGAATAACCTTTGGTACTGTGAGACCATCGCAGCAACTAACCCATGTGGTGAGCAGCCTTTGCCACCGAACGGCGCCTGCCTACTCGGGTCATTCAACCTGGTGAAGTACGTTAGAGGCCCAAGCATCAGTAAGGATGACCCAGGTCACTTCGACTATGTACAGCTTGGTGAAGACATCAGGCATGTAGTTCGAGCTATGGATAACGTCGTAGATCGAGCAACCTACCCACTCGAGGAACAAGCTCTCGAAGCTAAGAGTAAGCGCAGGATGGGACTGGGTGTGACTGGTGTAGCTAATGCACTCGAGGCAATGGGACATCCATATGGGTCGGCAGGTTTCCTGAATAACTTTAGGATGATCATGCAGATCATACGTGATGGTTGCTATCGTGCATCAGTAGACCTGGCGGTAGAGAAGGGACCATTCCCACTATATGACGAGCTGATGCTCGAGAGTGAATTCTGTAAGACCTTACCGAAGGACATCCGGGAAGACATAAGACGGAACGGCATACGCAATAGTCACCTGTTGTCTGTTGCACCAACCGGAACCATCAGTCTGTCAGCTGACAACGTGAGCTCTGGCATCGAGCCTGTGTTCAGTCATTATTATGATCGTATCATCCAGACCTTCGATGGTCCTCGAGAGGAACGGGTGGAGGACTATGCATATCGAGAGTGGGGCATCAAAGGTAAGACTGCCAACGAACTCTCGGTGTTCGATCATGTGAAGGTGCTCAACGTGGCCTCAGAGTACGTCGACAGTGCTTGTAGTAAGACATGTAACGTAGGTGATGACGTTGGCTGGGAAGACTTCAAGCAGGTCTACATGGACGCCTACGAAGGTGGTGCCTCAGGCTGCACGACGTTCCGAGCATCTGGTAAACGATATGGCATACTCAATGCCTCTACCTCAGAAGACGTGGCAGAGGAGCCTATGGATGACGTTGGGGTAACTCCAGTTACTGAGAATGACCAGGGTGACGTTGGTGGTGCTTGCTACTATGACCCACAGACTGGTAGGAGACAGTGTGAGTAACTGAGGTGTAGTTGACTCATACTATCTCATTTTCTTAAATAGCTAGTATAAACCTCAGTTCACCCTGAGTAAGTCAAGACGGACCAGGGGCGACCAAATGTGAATTATGGTCTGCTACCTGGTCCATCCCCATGCATCCAAACAGACACACGAATTCAGAGTATCAATTCATCTGATGAAAATCCACATGTACGTTGTGTTTAGTGTATCCGTTGCCCAAGTTTCACCTTTAGTTCACTATATGTACCTTATGCGTTCCAGTAGACCCGGGTCCACCTGGTACTACTGACGAATCACTAGAGCATACTAATAAGCGTAAGACCCTCAGGTACTAACCGACCCCCTAATGAAGAATACTCGGTGTCGTAACCTCCCGACGATCACCAGGTAGCAGGTGACCGAGCCTAGGACGTCCAGGGTATCCTCCCAGCCCAGGACGCAGGACGGTCACCTGCGATGCTCTAAAGAACAGGACCTAAGT